AGATCCCTGAGCCCCCCAGCCCAGCTGCTGATCGTGGCACGGCAATCCACAAGCTCGCCGAAGACTTTGTCAAAGCCGAGATTGGAGAATTGCCGCCTGAGCTAAGCAAGTTCGACGATCAGTTTCATGAACTTCGTCACTTATTTGCCGAAGCAAAAGTAGAACTCGAAGGCGAATGGGGCTTTAGCATCGAATGGGAACCTGTTGGTTGGATGGTGCCCCAGACTTGGGCACGCATCAAACTCGACGCACTTGTACATCAGGATGAGACATGCGCCAGAGTAATCGATTTCAAGACAGGTAAGAAGTTCGGCAACGAAATACCGCACGCACAACAGTGCTTGTTGTACGCTATTGCTACGTTCTTCCGTTACCCCCAACTGCAATTTGTCCGTACCGAACTCTGGTATCTGGACAAAGGTGAATCAACGCTCCGTAGTTTCACCCGCGAAGAAGCAATGCAATTCGCACCTGGCTTCCACGGCCGCGCAGTCGCTATGACTACTTGTGAAGACTTCAACCCGACCCCAAGCAAAGATGCTTGTCGCTGGTGCCCGTACGGCAAAGGCGAACATCCCGAGTGCACATGGGGCGTTAAGTAACTCTCCCGAAAACCGTTCAGTTACAAACCTTCTAGCCCCTCCCAGTGAGGGGCTTTTTTATGGACATTAAATAGTCCACGTAACGAAAGGAGAGTGTATGGCTTTTTTCTTGAGGCTGTTAACGGCCCTTGAAATCATATTAACCCTTAAAAAGTTACGAGAACAAAGTCGTGAAATTGCAAACTCAAGTTCTTACCAACACAAAGTTCCGAAAAAGCGTAAAGCCGCCAGGGACGGCAATGCTGAAATCGGGAAAAAGCAATAAAAAATTGGGAGGCCTTATCCGCAAAGGATGGTGGAAAGGCTTCCCTCTCTTTAGCTTAACGCTAGAGGAACGACACTCATGTCCACCTAGCTGTGAACAATGGGCTAACTGCTACGGCAACAACATGCCTTTTGCTTACAGATACGATCACACACATCCGGAGTTTGAACAGACTCTAGCAACTAACCTCGTACAACTGTCGCAAAAATACGACAAGGGTTTTGTTGTCCGACTGCATGTACTCGGCGATTTCCACTCCGAAGACTACGTTAAGTTCTGGCTATCAAAGATGCTTAACCTACCTCAGCTCCATGTGTTCGGTTATACGCATCATCGGCACAATAGTCCTATTGGTACGCGCATAGCTAACCTAAACGAGCTGTTCCCCACCCGGTGGCGAGTACGGTTTTCTGACGACAAAGCCGTAGACTTCCGATCGGAAGTTGTTGCGTCCAAGCAACTAACTGGCAAAAACGGTATCGTCTGCCCGGAGCAGCTCGGCCTAACAAAGTCATGCGCAGATTGTGGCTACTGTTGGCATAGTAAAAAACCCGTATATTTCCTTGAACATTGACGCTCATGCCGTTACTATCAAGTCTTAACTGAGATAACTTCTAATGCTTAAACAATTCGATCATCAAATTAAGACTACTGATTTCCTTCTTAAAACCCCTCGCGCACTTGTAACGTCTGATCCAGGCACTGGTAAGACACGAAGCGTCATAGATGCTTATGCGCAGAGGAAAGAAGGGCGCATGCTTGTGCTCGCACCCCTGTCGATTCTTTCGGCATCTTGGGGCGACGACATCAAGAAATTTCAGTCCGGCATCACTTACGTAGTTGCTTACGCTAAGAACCGTGAACAGGCTTTCAAAAGCGATGCTAACGTCGTTATTACAAACCACGACGCCGTTAAGTGGATCGTCAAGAACGAACATCTGCTAACGGGCTTCGATACGCTGTGCATTGACGAGTTCACAGCATTCAAAAACAAAGACAGCCAGCGAAGCAAAGCAATCCTCAAACTTGCTTCCAAGTTTAAGTACCGCATTGCCATGTCCGGTACGCCAAACAGCAACACAATCCTGGACATTTGGCACCCAACACTGATCGTTGACGACGGTGAACGGCTCGGAAAACGCTTCTACGGTTTCAGGTCCGCTGTCTGCACTTCACGATTCAATGGCTTTGCCAATGAGTGGGTCGATAAACCCAACGCCCAAGAGATTGTTGCTGCTTCTATTAAGGACATCAACATCCGCTACAAACTCGAAGACTGCATCGACATGCCAGAACAGTCTGTACACACCATGTGTGTACAACTGACGCCTGACATCATGAAACAGTACGAGCTCCTGGCTGCCGACTCAGTGCTTTACACTGGTAAAGAAACCATTAACGCAATCAACGCAGGCGCACGCGTCAAGAAACTGCTGCAGCTGTGCACCGGTTCAGTCTATACCGAAGACGGCAAATCACTTGGCGTGCACAACGAACGATACGAACTAGTCATGCAGCTTGTGTCGGAGCGCAAGCATTCGCTTGTAGCATTCAATTGGCGTCACGAACGCGAACACATGGTCAAACTTGCTGAAGAAATGGGCATTGAGTACGACGTCATCGACGGCGAAACTCCAGCCAACAAACGCAAAGACATCGTCGACCGCATGCAGGCTGGCCAGCTCCAGGTAGTGTTTGCACATCCTCAGTCAGCAGGCCACGGCCTCACACTGACCACAGCGACCACAGTTATCTGGGCGTCGCCAACGTACAACGCAGAGCACTATCAGCAGTTCAACCGACGCATCTATCGCGCGGGCCAGACGCAGAAAACAGAGATCATCCACATTGCAGCAAGCGATACGTGGGAACCTGACGTTTACACCAAGCTTGAAAACAAACTTGAACGTATGGAAGACCTACTAAACATTCTCAATCAACTAACTCCCATGAGGGTAACTACGTGACTGAAGTCAACATCAACGACCTTATTGAAAAGCGCGCTGAGATCAAGCGCGAAACCGAACAACTTAACGTTCGGCTTAAAGATTTGAAATCCGCCCAGGACGAAATTGACCTGGCGCTCTTAAAGAAAATGGATGCTGAGGGTCTATCCCGTACTGCTAACGGCGACTACTCAGTATCGATTAACGAAGACACAGTTCCAGATGTTGATGATTGGGATGCACTCTACAATCACATTATCTCGACCCGTGACTTTAGCTTGATCCAACGACGGGTAAGCTCAACAGCTTATAAAGAGCTGTTGAAACTCGGGGAAGGAGTCCCCGGCCTTTCACCAAGGACCATCCGTAAGATCAATTTCCGTTCACTGTAAACAAAGGAAGATAAGTAAGCATGTCTAACGCAATCGCTCTTGTATCAACCAACGTTCCTGCACACGTCCTGCAAGGCACCGGTCTCGGCAACGAGAACGTTGGCCAGAACGTCACCATCCCGCGCGTCAAGCTTCTCCAGAAGATGTCAGACGAGGTAGACAAGTACAACTCAAAATACATCCAAGGCGCTGAGCCTGGTCACTTCTTGAACTCCTTGACAGGTCAAAACTACGGCGAAGAGCTGTACGTCATTAGCCTTCTCTTCAAGAACGAGTTCGTCGTATGGCGTAACCGTGATTCGGGCGGCGGTATCCTCGGATCTTTCTCCTCACAAAGCGCCGCTGCAGAAGCGATCAAGACCCAAGACAAGCCGCAGGATTACACGATTACGGACACGCATTCGCATGTCCTGCTGGTCAAGAATCCGGAAACCGGTGAACTTGATCGTACCCCCGTAATCATGGACTTCTCCAGCTCCAAGATGCGTATCTCGCGTAACTGGAACTCAATGATCGGCCTCAAGGGTGGTAATCGGTTCTCTGGCTTGTGGAAACTCAAGTCCGTTTCAGTTACCAACAAAGCCGGTGCTCAGTTCATGAACCTCGAAGCTGAGTTCGTAGGCTGGGCTACCGAAGAAGACTACGAGTACGCAAAAGCAGTTTATGCTCAGCACTCTGGCCGAGACATTGGCTAACTATAGCCGATGAACGAACACAGCTTTATACGAGCTGTGCATGGGTATCTTCCACCGGAGGTTTTCCGGTGGAAGATCCATGATACGTTTGCTGGTGGGGTACCCGACGCATTTTACGCGGGCCCCGCCAGCACACTATTTGTCGAATACAAGTACGTAAAAGCTTTTCCAAAACGCCCCACAAGCCCGATAAAAACAACGCTTTCTGCCCAGCAGATCCATTGGCTAAACGCCATGCATCAATACAACCAGCCTGTAGCAGTTGTAATTGGGTGTGAGAAACAAGCAGTAATTTTGCAAAACAAAGCATGGGACTCTACTTTGTCAAAAGAAGAGTTCCTTTCACAAGCAGTAACTTTCAACAATGTATCCGTATGGATACACAACAAGGTATCCCATGATATTAGATAGCCACCAACAAACGCTTTTAGATAAAGCAAAACTAGCTGTTCTCCGAGAAGCAATCGATAGAGCAGACAATTTAGCTGTGGTCCAAACCCAGTTGATCTCTACACAAGAACAACTGATACAAGACCTTCGTTTACGGGTGGCTACCCTAGAAGGACAAGTATCTGAACTCAAAACGGCTCTATCCTATGGCTAAACCATCCAGATATAACCCCCAGCTTTCTTTAGAACAGTACATCATCCTAGCTCGTAGGAAACAACTAGCTCACTTGTTGGATATACCATTACGATATAAAGACTTAGTCGTGACCTGGGGAATAAAACAATCAGTTATTGGATCTGCTGTAAGTCGCGGTATAAAGCAATACAACTACATCATCCGAAAACAAGGACCCTCCGATGTCAAACCAATACCATGAAGATCAAGAATATGCTTGGCAACGTGAAATGGATTACAAACTCGATACCGTTAGCAAACTGTGGACTGAAATCTACGAACTTCGTAGCCGCATCAACTCATACATAATTGAAATTAACAAGCTAGAAGATCAGGTAGCACAGCTGCGCCATGATGCTCATGACGCTTGGATGAGAGAGCCATGACTACGCAAGGCCCGTGGGAAGCGAGATGGTCTGAACTAGGACAGTATTGGTTCATCGACCATCCGCAGCAGGAAGGCAGCGCCACGCTTACGAAACTGGACTGCGACGAAGCGGACGCTCGTTTAATTGCCAGTGCACCCGATCTGCTTGCTGCGCTGCAAGACCTTCTGGCTGCGACAGAAGAGACCTACGACTCGCGCCACGAGCGGCGAGCCGCACTAGACGCTATCGATAAAGCTACCAATAACCTATGAACACCTGCAGCACCTGCAAGCACTGGCATAGGTGGGATAGCAAACCCGATAGAGAAACAAAAACCACCTTCAGCTCAAACATGGGCACCTGCCGCATGGTGATCATGTGGTGGGACGCCAGCGAATGGCTTGAAGAAGAACCGTTTACCAGAGAGATCAGCGCCAAGTACGCAAATCAGCGAGCGTTTGTCCAGGACGCAAGCGACTACAGCGCATCTCTCTACACTCGCCAAGACTTTGGCTGCATTGACCACCAACCACAGGACACTAGCCATGCATTGGAATCACCGAGTTCTTAGAGAAGTAACCGAACCTATGTTTGGTGAACCCGAAACTATCTACAGCTTCGTCGAAGTGTATTACGAAGACGACGGTACACCCAGCAGCTACAGCGCCCCATTTATGTACGGCGACAACCTGGAAGAACTGCAGTCAATAGTCAACCGACTACAAGAAGCACTCAATCACCCAATACTAAATGCATCCGAGTTCCCTGAACCATCGGACGCGCTTGACGACGACAGTGACTTCTGCGGCTACGAACTTATCACCCTGCCCCGCGCCAAGGAACTAGACACGCTGTGGGATAAATCCGTGAATAAGTCAATCAAAGCGGGTGATGGTCTTGCGCGTTATCGGTATGCGGAACAAGTCGCCGCAGCCGAGCGTGAGGCGTGTGCGAAGATTATTTACGGGCTGTGCATCAGCGACAACAACGCGCAGGAAATCGTTAACGCAATCCGTGCGAGGAGGGGCAAATGACACGCGAGGACATCATCCGCATGGCGCGGGAGGCCGAAGATTACGCCGACACTATCTACGAAAAAGGCGAATATCACCCCGGAAAGTCACGGGTCGAGATATGGTTGGAAGTTCGTGACCAACGCTTCGCCGCCCTCGTCGCAGAAACCGAGCGGGAGGCGTGTGCAAAGTTAGCCGATGAATTCTACCGAGAGGGTATGGACTACGACATCGGTGCAGCAATTCGGGCGAGAAAACAAAAAGTACCAAAATGAACAAAAAAATTACAGACGCAGTAAGCCCAGATCACTACAAAGGAGAGATCGAGTGCATCGACGCTCTTCGTGTATGTCTAACGCCTGAAGAATTTACAGGCTATTGTAAAGGCAGCGCTATAGCTTACCTGTGGAGACACGGTAAAAAAGACAACCCAGTCCAAGAAGCAAGCAAAGCCAGTTGGTATATCCAATGGCTACGGAACCTAGACCCTAGAAACTGACAACTATTCCATGGACACGAGCATGTGATGCAGGAGATGAGACAGCCTGTCTACCAGGGCCTCATCTTCTGACATCTCGTAATATCCAGCCACGTCAAGAATAGCGTGCACGGCTTCATGCAAAAACACCTGCTGGCGGTTCGTACCTTCTAACGAACCATGCAGCTCAATCCGGTACTTGTCCGGCAGCCACATACCAACGCAGTTTTTACCGTTCTTCCACTTACTGCGGGGGATGTTAACTACTTCAATCTTGTGCCCAGCTAAGCTAAACGATTTTGGAACACCATCATCAATGCGTTTAGCAGCAGGCATACTAACCCCCTCAATTCATAGCTGGTTATTCTACCCTTTCTTTTTAGGAGAAGAGTAGCCCTTAGATGGCTTCTTTTTTTCCATCTTAATTGGCTTAACCGGCGCATTAAGAACGCATTTTTTACCCTTGTACATTGTCGTCTCCTGTCGGTTTAGGATACTTCTGCTTTACCTGTAGCACTTTCTCCCGCATCTGCTCCAGGTCAACCCCGCCCTTCCAAAGAGCGTCTAACTGATCCCCGATCGCTGGGTACTCCTTGCGACGGATCTCTACGTAATCTTGTTTAACCTTCAGCTTCACACTGAACCTCCACAACCCTATCTAAGTGGCGCACATGCAACAGCGTCACAATTACTTTCTGCGCGTAATCGACCTCAAGCTCAATAAAGCCGTCGCTCACCACAAATGAATCAGAGCCAACGTGTGCGATAGCATCGGCAGGTATCCGTTCAATCTTGTTTCGCGAAACAAAAATACTAAACGGAGTGCGCAGTACCATTTTGCTATCCGCGTAATCGTACCACACCGTATTCGGGTCTACCTTCTCGTCCGTGTGTACAACTGCAGCCTCGCCGCTAACGTCGACAGCGTCTGGGCTTCCGTCAAGTACATACTTGCACTTACCGCTTGCGTCGAACACGACCATAAAGCTCATCGCTTTGCCCCCAGCAATGAAATAGTGCTGTTTCGTAACCAGCATGCATTACTGAAATTGCCCATCGGCAAGTCCACACGGCGACTTCCAGTCAAGATCTTGACTCGCGCGGTCGTGATGTTTCTCGCCGTAAACGTCATGGCTATCGGCAGCGATGCCATCGTGTCTGCGCCACTGTCTGTCCGCAGACCAACCTGCTGTTGTGCAACGAGACGATACCCGGACCCAGTGTCAAGCAACATGAAAAGATGCTGTCCGGAGTCATTAAAGGTGTAAATCGAACCGTCGTGTGTTCCGTAGTACACAATCTGCACAGCAGCTGTCGCATCAACCCCAACAGTTACCGTTGGGGTTTCGATAACAGTGATCGCGTTTGTAAATGTCGGAGCACTGTAAACCAGCACCCGAACGTAATCGCCATTGTTAGTGCCTACATAAACGTAGTCATATTGTGCGAATCCAAATTCTGGATCAATGTAGATCAACTGGTACTCGTAGTCTCCATTGCCAGCGCCAACAAAGTTGTAGTTTTCTGCAACGCCACTGTTTGTTAACTGAATCGCAGCTGATGAGTTGTTTGGAATGTATACGTCGCCCGCTGTGTATACCTCGGGTTGCGTAATGGCGTTGCCTGCAATTTTTAGCGTGCTGACAGCCAGGTCGTTAATTTTTCCGGTAGTAACTGCTAGGTCCTTAATCTGCGCATTGTTTATTCGCGCATTAGGAATGTACAAACGCTCTTGATTAATACTAGGGTCAAAGTAAGTATCAAGAACAGTATTATCAATAGCTATATATGCAGCGTTTAGTCGGCCAGCATTAATCTTATCGGCGCTAAGGTTTGCTATCCTAGCGTTATCGATTTCACCAAGACCAATCTTGACGTTGGTTATAGTGCCATTTTTAATAAAAGCAGCGTCCATGAAGACGCCTGCGGGAACCGTAATACCGTTAATAACCTGAGTTGTTGTCTGGACTACAAACGGGGTAATAACTCGAGAGCCCACAGGCGGAGCTGGTGACGCAATCGCAAACCGATCGGCGCGAACAGTAAACTCAGAAAACGGCGTTGCATTATTAACGGTCGAAGCAAGCCCAAAGCCAGACACATACCCGTTCAGGTCAACCTTTACGGTGTACTGCCCAAACAAAGTACCGTCAGCCTCTGCGCGCGCTGTAGCTTCAGCCTGAATAGCCGATGCATTAGCACCAACCGCAGCATTAACTTGATCAATGTACGAGGCTTCAGCTGTACCGTTAGGAAATATCTCACTCCTTAACAGACTCACAGCATTAGACGTAGCCACAAGACCGGTAGTAGGATTGTTTACAGTAGTTCCAAGAGCCGTAATCAACTCACTTTGAGCCGTTATATCTTCCTCGGTACTAGATACACGACTAGTTAAAGCAGTTAAAGCCGTTGACGAAGCTCTAGTAGCAAGACCAGTAGTAGGATGGTTAACAGTATTGCCAAGCGTAGTTATAGCTCCACTTTGAGACGTATTTGTTTCCTCAGTAGCCGTTACCCTACTAGTTAAAGCACTCAAAGCCGTTGACGAAGCCCTGGTAGATAGTCCAGTAGTCGGGTCATTTACTGTATTGCCAAGCGTAGTTATAGAATCACTTTGAGACGTATTTGTTTCCTCAGTAGCCGTTACCCTACTAGTTAAAGCACTCAAAGCCGTTGACGAAGCTCTGGTGGCAAGACCAGTAGTAGGATGATTAATCGTATTATTAAGATTGGTTATCGACGTCCCTTGAGACGAGATCGTGCCTTCAGCGCTAGATACACGACTGTCCAAAGCACTCAACGCAGAAGACGAAGCTTTGGCAGCAAGCCCAGTAGTAGGATGATTAATCGTATTATTAAGATTCGTTATCGACGTCCCTTGGGACGCTACCGTACCTTCAGCGGTAGTTACACGACTATCTAAAGCACTTAAAGCCGTCGACGAAGCTTTGGCAGCAAGACCAGTAGTAGGATGATC